AATTTAATATATTTTGAAAAAGCGGACACGTAATGTCCGTTTTTTAGTTGCAAAATATGTGAGCCATACATGAATCCTTTTAAGGGTTTATGTATGGCTTTTTTTATTGTTGTTTTTAGGCGTTTTTGTGGGGAAAAGCGTAATTTTGAGCCTGAAATTAACGGGCATGAGGTGTCCGCCAAGGCTGTCCAATTCTCTCTTACAATAATGATAGACGAAGGAAAGGTCCTTCGTAGTTAGCAAGAATTAGACCATTCCTCGTCTACAAAAAAATATCAAATGCCTGATTTGCAATAAGGGCAAAGGATACATATTGCTACGTTTCAGTCCGTTATGGATTGTTATACGTTGCAATAGAAGTACCTTACCTTGTTGCGCTCATTTTCAGGACAAAGGGTCTGTGTACTTCGAGGCACAGACCTATTTTTGTATCCTTTGCCGCCAATGCAGTCCGGCGGAAAGGATGCAAAATGAAAATTAGAATTATGTACGACAACAAACCTACCTATTTGGAGGTACCAGACGAGGACTTTACCTTAATGATTGATATGGACTATGAGGACAGGCTATCCTGTGCCGAAGATAAGGAAACGGTGAGTCGACGGTCGCCACAGGAAATTATGGACGAGCGTTTCAACAAGCCAGAGTACAATAACTGGCATAAACTTGATCGTCATTCAGCTACTACTACCCCGCCTAAGAAGCTTAATGGAAAAAGGGGCTACACAAAAGCCACTGACGATAATGAGGGTAAAAACATAAAGGAAAATACGATTGAGTTATATCCTGATAACACCGATGAAGTGACTCGAGAGAAACAAGAAGAATATGAATACCTCTGTGAAATTATCCGCAAGACCCTCAAGGAAAAACAAGCAGAGTTACTGATTGCTATATTCCTAGATGGTGTTTCTGTAACAGAGTATGCAGAGCGTGAGGGTGTTAGTAAAAGCGCCATTTCACACCGTATAGATACAGCCAAGAAGAATTTCAAAAAAGTTTTTCCTGAATCCTCAACTTTCCCCTCTTGCCACGGCTAATAGATAGAGGGCAGTACATAAACGCTCTCGGAAAGAGGTGAAGAAAATGAAACACAACTTGAAAATCAGTGTTTCAAAAACTCCACAGACTGGCGGGATTGTTTCCTGTCGTAATGTCACCATAAGGGAGCGTTTCCTTCGTTTCTTACTTGGTGATAAGCAGAAACTGACTATCCTTGTTCCGGGTGACACCGTACAAGAACTCGCCATTAGTGAGATTAAGGAGGGAGGATTAAACCATGAGCAAAATCAAACTACTTCTTGATGTGGTTTCTGATATGCGCTCTTTGGCAGACAGCATACAAGCGGTTGCTGATGCAATGGCGGGCAATGAATCTGTCGAAGCAAAAGAACCGACTACACCTGTAAAAGAACCTACGCCAAAGAAAAAGGAGATCACTCTGGAGAAAGTCAGGGCAAAACTCGCTGAAAAGAGTCAAGTCGGTCTTACTGCCCAAGTGAGGGAAATCATCCAAAAATACGGCGGCTCCAAATTAAGCGAAGTTGACCCGAAACATTATGCAGATATGTTGAAAGATGCGGAGGTACTAGGTAATGAGTGATCACGCAGTACTTTCCGCATCGGGGTCCCATAGGTGGCTTAATTGCCTTCCTTCTGCAAGATTGGAACTGGAATTTGAAAATAGTGAATCCAATGCAGCCGCTGAAGGTACCGCCGCCCATGCTCTCTGTGAACATAAACTTAAAAAAGCACTTCACATGAGAAGTAAACGGCCAGTCTCGGTGTATAACTCTGATGAAATGGAAGAACACAGCGATGCCTATGTGGAATTTGTAATGGAGCAGCTGGAACTGGCAAGGCAAAGCTGTACGGACCCGTTAATACTTATTGAACAACGTCTTGATTTTTCTTGCTATGTACCCCAGGGGTTCGGAACTGGTGATTGCATCATTATTGGCGATAAAAAGCTTCATATTATCGATTTTAAGTATGGCATGGGTGTGTTAGTAGATGCAGTGGAAAACCCGCAGATGAAATTGTATGCCCTTGGTGCTTTAGAAATCTACGATAGCTTGTACGATATCGAGGAGGTTTCCATGACCATCTTCCAACCCCGCAGGGAAAATGTCAGCACATGGACAATCCCGGTAAAGGAATTAAAAGACTGGGCAGAAAATGAACTGAAGCCAAAGGCGAAGAAGGCCTATGAAGGCGAAGGTGACTATCTTCCAGGTGAATGGTGTACTTTCTGTCGAGCGGCTGTCAAATGCCGTGCAAGAGCAGAAGAAAAGCTGAAATTAGCACAGATGGAATTTAAACTGCCACCCCTGCTTACGGACTCTGAAATTGAGGAAGTTCTTTCTAAATTGTCCGACCTTACAAAGTGGGCAAATGAAATCATCGCTTATGCCACGGATGCAGCCGTTAATCACGGCAAAGAGTGGCACGGTTTTAAGGTAGTTGAGGGTAGATCCGTCCGCAAATATAAGGACGAAGAGGCTGTGGCTGAAGCAGCCAAGGCAAACGGCTATAAGGATATCTATCGTCAGAGTCTCATTACCCTTACGGAAATGCAGAAGCTGATGGGCAAAAAGAAATTTGAGCAAATTCTCGGTGGTCTCATACATAAACCACTGGGCAAACCAACGCTGGTTCCACTTTCGGATAAGCGGCCAGCTATGAATATATCAAACGTAAAAAACGAATTTAACGAAATAACGGAGGAATTGGAATATGAATAATCAAAACAGAACTAAGGTTGTTACAAGCGTCAACACACGTCTTAGCTACTTTCACGGCTGGGAGCCCGTATCTATCAATGGCGGAGCGGAAAAGTACAGCGTATCCGTATTGATTCCCAAAACAGATAAGGAAACCATCAATGCTATCAATGCAGCAGTAGATGCAGCCATTGAGGAGGGCATTGCAAAGTTTGGTGGTAAAAAGCCGAATAAGGCTGCTATCAAACTGCCACTTCGAGATGGTGACGTAGAACGTGATGATGAGGCTTACAAAGGGCATTACTTTGTAAATGCCAACAGCAAGACTCCACCTCAAATAGTAGATAAAGCAGTTAGACCTATCTTGGATCGCAACGAGGTTTACAGCGGTTGTTATGCAAGAGTATCCCTAAATTTCTATGCTTTTAACTCTAATGGCAATAAGGGGGTAGCATGTGGTCTTGGCAACATCCAGAAGATAAGAGATGGAGAGCCTTTAGGCGGAAGAACCAATGCCGCTGATGATTTCACAACTATTGAAGATGATGATTTTCTAGCATAAAGAATAAATACAGACGAGGTGGTGGAGGTTGTTCTTCTGCCACCTCGTTTGCATTGGAAAGGGCGGTTATACATGAATTCTATTTCTATTGATATTGAAACTTTTAGTAGTGCCAATCTTCAGAAATCTGGAGTTTACCGTTATGCCGAGAGTGATGATTTTGAAATTCTACTATTTGGCTATTCGGTGGATGGTGGCGAAGTACAGGTTGTTGATCTTGCCTGTGGGGAGGAAATTCCAGATGAAATTATAAACGCACTTATGGATGATTCTGTTACTAAGTGGGCTTTCAATGCAATGTTTGAGCGTGTGTGTCTATCAAAATGGCTAAATCTCAAAGGATATCTTGACCCTGCATCATGGAAATGCTCCATGATCTGGTCGGCATATATGGGACTTCCGCTATCTCTGGAAGGGGTCGGTGCAGTTTTAGGTTTAGAAAAGCAAAAATTGACAGAGGGAAAAGACCTTATTAAATATTTCTGTACACCTTGTTCCCCTACTAAGTCAAATGGCGGGCGAGTTCGTAATCTGCCGGAACATGACGTGGAAAAATGGGAGCGGTTTAAGGCATATAACCTTCGTGATGTGGAAGCCGAGATGTCAATACAGCAGAGATTATCCAAGTTTCCAGTACCAGAGAACATCTGGGAGGAGTATCGTCTTGACCAGAAAATCAATGATCGCGGCATTGCCATTGACATGACTTTCGTAAAACAGGCTGTCGAGATGGATGAACATTCCCGTGAAAAGCTAATGGCTTTAATGCAGGATATAACCAATTTAGAGAATCCAAACTCTGTGCAACAAATGAAAGATTGGCTTGCTGATAATGGGTTAGAAACAGATTCCCTTGGTAAAAAAGCTGTTGCTGAGATGTTAAAGACAGCACCTGAACCACTAGGAACTGTTTTGGAACTTCGTCAGCAACTTGCGAAATCATCGGTGAAAAAATACACGGCAATGGAGAATGCGGTTTGTAGTGACGGTCGTGCAAGAGGAATGTTTCAATTTTACGGAGCCAATAGAACTGGCAGATTCTCTGGTAGGCTGATTCAACTGCAAAATCTCCCCCAAAACCATATGTCTGATTTGGAACAGGCTCGTGCTTTAGTTCGAAGCGGAAACTTTGATGCTCTTAATTTACTCTATGATTCTATCCCAGAGGTACTATCAGAACTTATCCGTACTGCTTTTATACCGAGAGAGGGTATGAAGTTTATTGTTGCGGATTTTTCAGCGATTGAGGCTCGCGTCATTGCCTGGCTTGCAGGCGAAAAATGGAGAATAGAAGTTTTTCAAAATGGCGGTGACATTTACTGCGCCAGTGCCTCTCAGATGTTTAATGTACCTGTTGAAAAGCATGGTGTGAATGGGCATCTTCGTCAGAAAGGAAAAATTGCTGAACTTGCTCTCGGTTACGGAGGCTCTGTGGGAGCCTTAAAATCAATGGGTGCTTTGGAGATGGGAATTGAAGAAGAGGAACTACAACCCCTTGTAACAGCTTGGAGACAGTCCAATCCCAATATCACAAAACTCTGGTGGAATGTTGACCGTGCAGTAAAAACTTGTGTTAAGCAAAAGAATCCCACAGAGACACACGGCATTAAATTTATATATCAAAGCGGGATGCTCTTTATTGTTCTTCCTTCTGGCAGACGGCTTGCCTATGTAAAACCTCGTATGGGAGAGAATATGTTTGGCGGTGAAGCGGTTACTTATGAAGGTGTCGGTGGAACGAAGAAATGGGAAAGAATCGAAAGCTACGGCCCAAAATTTGTAGAGAATATTGTTCAGGCAATCAGTCGTGACATTTTGTGTCATGCCATGCAGACATTAAAGCATTGTTCCATTGTGGCTCATGTACACGATGAAATTATCATCGAGGCGGAAATGGGTATGTCACTTTCTGCTATCTGTGAACAGATGGCAAGGACACCAAGATGGGCAAATGGTCTGTTACTTGATGCTGATGGCTATGAGTGTCAGTTTTATCAAAAAGATTAAATAAATTTTTTCAAAATCCTCAACAATCATTACCTCCTGTGGCTATTAGGTAGAGGGGTTTCCTCTCTGACTATATTACAGGAGGTAATTCGTATGGACGAATTAATTAGAATTAACTATGAAAATCAACGACCAACCGTACTCGGTCGTGATCTACATGAAGCCTTGGAAGTAAAGACCGCTTATAAAGACTGGTTTCCAAGAATGTGTGAGTACGGATTTGAGGAAGGGTCAGACTTTAGCTCATTTTTGAGCGAAAGTACTGGAGGCAGACCAAGCATAGACCATCAGTTAACAATTGACATGGCAAAAGAGCTATGCATGATACAGCGTACTCCAAAAGGGAAAGAGTGTCGCCAATACTTTCTTGAAATAGAAAGAAGATGGAATTCACCAGAGGCAATCATGGCAAGAGCACTTCAGATTGCCAATCAACAGCTAACTCAAGTAAGGAAACAAAATAAAGTGCTTGAAGGTACGGTTGCTGTTCAGAATCAGCAAATTGCAGAAATGAAACCGAAAGTGTCTTATTACGATGTGGTTTTAAGTTGCAAAGACCTCATTTCCACATCAGCAATCGCCAAAGATTACGGTAAGTCAGCTATTTGGATGAACCGCTATCTTAATAAAAAGGGCATCCAATTTAAACAAGGTGGCATTTGGCTTTTATATCAGAAGTATGCGGAAAAAGGTTACACCAGCACTAAGACTCATAGCTACCTTGGCAGTAACGGGCAACAGCATACAAAGGTCCATACATATTGGACACAAAAAGGCAGACTCTTCATTTACGAACTGATGAAGGCAGACGGTATTTTGCCTCAGATAGAAATGGAGGTGTGTAATGGGAATTAACAAATTCAATCACGAAGGATACCATGACCCAACTCCCCATGAAGCACTGACCAACATAATGAAAAAGGAAAAGGCAGAGAAAAAATCTGCCTTTAAGCCGCTTGTATATATCTGTTCTCCCTATTCCGGTGATGTAGAAGGAAACATTAAAAAGGCTCGCAGTTTTTGCAGGTTTGCTCTAGACCAAAACTCTATCCCGATTGCTCCCCATCTTATGTTTCCTCAGTTTATGGATGATGAAAATCCCGAAGAACGGGAGCTTGCCATATTTATGGACATCGTGCTTATGGGCAAATGCTCCGAGGTGTGGGTGCTGGGCAATACCATCTCAACTGGTATGGCGAGGGAAATTGAAGTAGCCAAGAAACGCAGACAAACGGTCAGATATTTTAGTCCGGAGCATGAGGAGGTTGAAAGCTTATGAAAATTGCAGTAGGCAATAGCCGGATGGATAGGAAATGGAAAAACAAAGATATCTCCTGGGAGGATTTTTGCTCCCGTGTAAAGACGACGCAACGCACTACGGAAACAGTAGAAGAATATCGGAAACTTAAAAAAGGGCAGCAAGATGATATCAAGGATGTGGGCGGCTTTGTCGGAGGACATTTAAAAGAAGGAAGGCGAAAGAAGGGCAATGTTCTATGTCGCTCTTTGCTTACCCTTGATATGGATTACGGTAGACCAGATATTTGGGAACAAATCTCAATACTTTTCGATTTCAAATGTTGCGTTTACTCCACTCATAAGCACACACCGGAAAATCCGAGACTCAGACTTATCGTTCCTCTTGCTCGTGAGATCAGTGAAGAAGAATATGCAGCCGTTGGACGTATGGTGGCAAAAGAAATCGGTATTGACCTTTTCGATGATACGACATATGAAGCTCATCGCCTTATGTATTGGCCATCCACTTCCTCTAATGGTGAATTTGTCTACGAAGAGCAGGATGGAGCATTACTTGACCCGGATATTTACCTTGCAAAATATGAAAACTGGCACGATACATCAACTTGGCCCGTATCAAGCAGACAGTCTGAAGTTATTAATCGCAGTCTGAAAGAACAAGCCGATCCGCTTTTAAAGGAGGGTGTGGTAGGAACATTCTGTCGTGCCTACTCCATTTGTGAAGCAATTGATAAATTTTTAGGCGCAGTTTATACCCCTTCTGCTATGGAAGGACGATACGATTATATTCCCGCTGATAGTAGTGCTGGTGTGATTATCTATGATGATAAATTCGCATACAGCCATCATGCCACCGACCCAGCAAGCGGTCTGCTCCTCAATGCTTTTGACCTTGTTCGTATTCATAAATTCGGCTCTTTAGATGATAGAGCTTCCACTACTACGGCTCCTGGCAGGATGCCGTCTTTTGTGGCAATGTGCGAGTTTGCTATAAAAGATGAAGCGGTAAAAGCTGAGTTTGCAAAGGAAAGGCAGGCTCAGGCTGAAGAGGAGTTTAGTGCTGAGGATTGGCAGACAGGTTTGGAACTAGATAAGCAAGGTCGGATAAAAGACACACTGGATAACATCGTTCTGATTATTCGGCATGATGAAGATTTACAGCATATCGCTTTCAACTGCCATCGTGATGGTATTGATGCCAAAGGTGGTCTGCCTTGGGACCAGATTAAGGCGGGTTGGAATGATTCGGATAACGCACTTCTTAAGGTGTACTTAAGCAGCAAATACGGGGTCTATTCTCCTACCAAGACCAAGGATGCTGTGGTAGCGGTAGCATCAGAACGAGCATACCATCCTGTTAAGGAGTACCTAGACTCCCTGCCAAAATGGGATGGTATTAGTCGAGTAGAGAATCTGCTCATTGATTATTTCGGTGCTACAGATAATTCCTATACAAAAGCAGTCATTCGCAAAACGATGGTTGCGGCGGTAGCCCGTATTTATAGACCAGGCACAAAGTTTGATAGTGTTCTTATCTTAAACGGTCCTCAAGGCATCGGTAAGTCAACCTTCTTTGCCAAGCTTGCCGGAGATTGGTTTTCAGATAGTTTGACCATTACGGACATGAAAGATAAATCAGGTGCTGAAAAACTTCAAGGATATTGGTTGTTGGAACTCGGTGAGCTTGCTGGAATGCGTAAGACGGATGTGGAGATTGTGAAGTCCTTTATCTCGAGGGCGGATGATAAGTACCGTGCCAGTTATGGAGTCAACGTAGAAAGCCATCCCCGTCAATGCGTAATTGTAGGTTCTACCAATGCAGAAAGCGGATTTCTTCGGGATATTACAGGTAATCGCAGATTTTGGCCAGTCCGCATTAGCGGTAACAGTAGAAAGAAAGCTTGGCAGATGAACAAAGAGGAAGTAGAGCAAATTTGGGCAGAGGCTCTAGTTCTTTATGAGAAGGGCGAAAAACTCTACCTTGAAGGTGATGATGTAACCATGGCAACTAGTGAACAGGCAGATGCTATGGAAACGGATGAACGAGAAGGACTAGTTCGTACCTACTTGGACACGCTCTTACCGGATGATTGGGACACGATGTCTTTATACGAGCGTAGAAATTTCCTCGGAGGTAGCGAATTTGGCGGCGGCACCCGTGTTGGAACAGTAAAAAGGACCCTTGTCTGCAATATGGAAATTTGGTGTGAGTGTTTCGGTAAAGAGGCATCAATGTTAAAACCATCAGATTCCTATGCTATCGGTGCCATTATGAGAAAGATCAGTGAGTGGAACAAGTACACTGGGAACAAGAATGGTGTTGTAACGTTTCCTGTCTACGGAAAGCAACGAGCTTATTCCCGAGTCGAGGAACAACGCTAAGTTGTACCTTACCTTGTTCCCATGCTGGTTCTTTCCCTAAAGTTAGTAATGATAAGGAAAATCAACGGTTCGGAACAAGTGGAACAAGAAGTATCCTATTTATTTATTAATAGTAAAAAGAAGTAATAGTAGCCTGTGCATACACGCATACGCGCGCGTATAGGAAAATTGGGTTAAAGTTGTTTTCTTGTTCCGAAGCCTTTTTATATGGGAGGTATTTATGCTTGAAAAATATATAGAAAAGAAACTGGTAGCGGAGGTAAAAAAGATGGGAGGCATTGCGGCGAAGTTTGTTAGTCCAGGTTTAGATGGGATGCCAGACCGCCTTGTGCTTTTACCTTATGGGAAGATGGCTTTTGTGGAATTAAAGGCTCCCGGAAAGAAACCTCGCCTGTTACAGATTAGAAGAATAAAGCAATTACAGAAGTTAGGCTTTACCTGCTATGTCATTGATGATGTTAAGCAGATTGGAGGGATACTTGGTGAAATACAATCCTCATAAATATCAGACCTATGCAACGAACTTCATACTTGAGCATCCCATCGCTGCGGTGTTTTTAGAAATGGGTCTTGGCAAAAGCGTCATTACTCTAACGGCTATATTTGACTTATGTCTTGATCGTTTTGAAATTGGAAAGGTTCTGGTCATTGCTCCACTTCGGGTAGCGAGGGATACTTGGCCAGCTGAGATAAATAAGTGGGAACATTTAAAAGGACTGGAGTTTTCAATAGCCATCGGAACAGAACAGGAGCGATTGGCAGCTCTTAGAAAACCTGCAAGTGTCTATCTTATAAACAGAGAAAATATTGACTGGTTAGTAAATAAAAGTGGCATTCCTTTTGATTATGACATGGTGGTAATCGATGAGCTGTCATCTTTTAAGTCTTATGGTGCAAAAAGATTTAAAAGTTTACTAAAAGTAAGGCCGAGGGCAAAACGGATCGTGGGTCTTACGGGGACACCTTCCAGTAATGGGTTAATGGATTTGTGGGCAGAGTTTCGTATTCTTGACATGGGTAAAAGACTCGGCAGGTACATAACTCACTACCGCAATTCCTTCTTTACACCGGATAAACGTAATCAGCAAATCGTATTTTCATATAAACCATTGCCAGGTGCTGAAGATGCCATATATCAGCTCATTTCGGATATCACCATTTCCATGAAATCAGTGGATTTTCTGAAAATGCCAGAATGCATGATTAATGAAGTGCCTGTGTATCTAAATAACAAAGAACAATCCGTATATGATCGCTTTCGTGAAGAGATGGTTCTTGAATTTGCTGATGAAGAAATAGATGCCATGAATGCGGCCGTCCTTTCAGGGAAACTCCTGCAAATGGCAAACGGTGCGATCTATGGTGATGATAAAAATCCCCATATTATTCACAACCGCAAGCTAGATGCTCTTGAGGATTTAATTGAAGGTGCAAACGGCAAACCTGTGCTTATTGCCTATTGGTATAACCACGATTTAGAGCGTATTAAGGCAAAATTCAATGTCAGAGAAATTAAGACTTCCAAGGATATCAAGGATTGGAACAACGGCGATATTTCTGTAGCGGTTATCCATCCTGCATCAGCGGGACACGGCCTTAACTTACAAAATGGTGGTTCAACGCTTATCTGGTTTGGACTTACTTGGAGTCTTGAACTCTATCAGCAAACCAATGCGAGACTTTGGAGACAAGGTCAAAATGAGACAGTGGTTATTCATCACATTATTACTAAAGGTACGATTGATGAAGATGTGATGAGGGCCTTGAAACGAAAGGAAAAGACACAATCCGATCTTATCAATGCAGTCAAAGCAAATCTTGGGAAAGCGAGGGAAGTTGTATGATGGATGCTTTTGAGAAACTTGCAAATGCCATTATTCTACAGGCGGTCAAGGATTATCGTTTTGCACTGAAAAGATTAGCAAAGCACCCTCGCAATGATTCTGCTTTATATACGAAACGTGAGGTAGAGTGCTTCTTTCATTCTGGATTGTTCAATGTCCTCACTTCTTTAAACCCTGACATGTTAATCCAACAGCTACAAGAGGAGGTGGTGCGATGATGACAGCTAAGGAATTCTTAAAACAGGCTTATCGTCTGAATGAATTGATTAATTCCGACCTTGAAGAGTTACAAAACTTAAGGGATTTGTCAAGAAGTGTTTCATCCCCCGTTCTTGAGGAGAAAGTCAGTAGAACTAAGTGTACTGACCCACCCTTTGAAAAATATGTGATTAGAATAATAGATTTGGAGCAACAGATACAACAAGAGGTTGAACGATTAGTAAAGCTGAAATCAGATATCCGTGAAGCGATTAACCAGATGGAAAACGTGGATGAGAAGCTGCTTCTTCGCTACCGATACATTAACTTTCTTAACTGGGAAGAAATCTGTGTCAATCTTAATGTTTCCATGAGAACCGTGCACAGACTCCATTCATCCGCTTTGCAACATCTAAAGGTTCCAAAATAAAAGTTGGCACACCGTGGCACAGTTTGGCATACGATGACACTGTTTGTCCGTAGTGAAAGTTATATAATGGTAGTATGGAATATTAATAAACAGAAGCCTTCACGGGAGCATTTCTCCTGCGAGGGCTTTTTCTATGGGCAAAAGGAGGTGCAGTATGCCAAAGAAACCTAAGCGACCGTGCTCTTACCCTGGTTGCCCAGAGCTGACTGACAGTCGCTTTTGTGAAGAGCATGGTAAGAAGGAAGCTGCACGGTATGAAAAGTATGATCGTGACCCAGCAACCCGTAAGCGTTATGGTCGTGCTTGGAAAAGGATACGTGACCGCTACATTGCAGCTCATCCTCTTTGTGAGGAATGCAAACGACAAGGAAAGTTGACCCCAGCAAATGAAGTCCATCACATTCTTCCTCTTGCGAGAGGAGGGACTCACGATAGAAGTAATCTGATGGCTCTTTGTACCCCTTGCCACTCTGCAATCACTGCAAGAGATGGAGACCGTTGGGGAACCCGGTAGGGGGAATCAAATCTCTACAGCTTTTCATTTGTGTAACGGGCGTGGGGCAACGCGTGAAAAAACGCGGTTTCAAACGGGGTAATAGGTCCATCAACGAAAAGAGGTGAGTGAATGGCCAAAGATGGAACAAATCGTGGCGGCGCCCGTTTAGGCTCCGGTCAAAAGAAGAAACCACTTGCTGACAAAATTGCAGAGGGAAATCCAGGTAAGAGAAAGCTTGAAGTCGTTGAGTTCCAAAATACCGCTGACCTGAAGGGGCAGGAAATGCCAAAGCCAATGGCCATGCTCTCCGCAGTGCAAAAGGATGGAAAAACCCTAGTAGCGAGTGAAATCTATGAAATTACATGGAAATGGCTTGAGGAACGTGGCTGTGCCCATTTGGTACTTCCACAGCTTCTAGAGCGATATGCCATGAGTGCGGCCAGATGGATACAGTGTGAGGAAGCGGTAACTGAGTTTGGCTTTCTAGCCAAGCACCCAACCACCGGCAATGCTATTCAAAGTCCTTATGTAGCGATGAGTCAGAACTTTATGAGTCAGACAAACAGGCTGTGGATGGAGATATATCAAATCGTTAGAGAGAACTGTGCTACAGAGTATTCTGGTTTAAACCCACAGGACGATGTGATGGAGCGACTGCTATCTGCCCGCAGAGGAAAATAAAGATGAGGAGATATGATGTAATGAGTAAAAGATATTTAACAGCAGAAAGTGTATGTGCTGGACATCCTGACAAACTATGCGACATCATAGCAGATAGCATTTTGGAAGCTTGCTTACGTAAAGATAGGGCATCAAGGGTGGCTTGCGAGGTTATGGCGACTAAAGGAAAAATTATCGTGGCGGGCGAGATCTCCTGCAGCGAGAAAGTGAACATTAGAGACATTGTAAAAACTGTACTGAAAGATGTGGGATACAATCCTCTAAAATTTTTGATTTATGTATATGTACATAATCAAAGTGTAGATATTGCGGCTGGTGTGAATACCGCACTAGAAGCACGAAATGGAATAAATGAACAGTACGGTTCAATAGGTGCCGGAGACCAGGGAACTATGTATGGTTATGCTACAAAGGAAACAAGAGAAATGCTTCCTCTCCCTCTTGTACTGTCTCACAGAATCGTAAAGAGACTGGATGATTGTCGCAAAGGAAAGCTGATCAAAGGGATTCTTCCCGATGGTAAAGCACAGGTAACAGTAGAATATGAGGACGACACTCCAGTGAGAATAAAGACGATTGTGATTTCTGTGCAGCATGATAAGAATAAAACACAGGAAGAACTTAAGGCGGATATTCTTAACAATGTCTTATGGCAATGCTTTGAGGATTTCCCTTTTGATGATGAAACAGAACTTCTCGTCAATCCATCTGGTCAGTTTGTTCTTGGTGGACCCGCTGCCGACACGGGTTTGACTGGAAGAAAAATCATGGTCGACACCTATGGAGGGCTTTCATCTCATGGAGGTGGTGCTCTTTGTGGTAAAGACCCAACCAAAGTTGACCGAAGCGGTGCTTACATGGCTCGGTATATTGCCAAGCATATTGTTTGGTGTGGTTATGCAAAGAAGTGTGAAGTGAGTATTTCCTATGCCATTGGTAAGGCAAATCCAGTAGCCTTTACTGTAAATACCCTTGGCACTGGAACTGTTTCTGATGAAATATTAACTATTGCAGCTCAGGAGACTTTCAACTTAAGACCTGCGGCCATCATTGAAAAACTACGTCTTAGAAATGTGGTTTATTCTGACACAGCGGCTTATGGTCACTTTAATAGTTGTCTGTTCCCGTGGGAGGATGTAAATAAATACAGTGAATTTAGAAAGGCGGTGGAAAAGTATGTTGATAGAGAAGATTAAAACGAAACAACTCATCCCCGCTGAATATAACCCAAGGAAGGATTTAAAACCGGGTGATCCGGAATATGAGAAACTTAAACGCTCCCTTGAGGAGTTTGGATATGTAGAACCCGTTATATGGAATAAGACCACAGGCAAAGTTATCGGAGGGCATCAACGCTTGAAAGTCCTGCTGAGTATGGACATGGATGAAATAGAATGCGTAGTTGTCGAAATGGATGAGCAAAAGGAAAAGGCTCTAAACATTGCACTAAATAAAATAAGTGGCGATTGGGATAAAGATAAATTGGCACTTCTCATTACAGACCTAAATGCTTCTGATTTTGATGTTTCTCTTACAGGATTTGACCCAGGAGAGTTGGAGGATCTTTTCAAAGATTCCCTTAAGGATAATATAAAAGAAGATGATTTCGATGTAGACAGCGAGCTGAAAAAGCCCGCTGTTTCGAATTTAGGGGATGTTTGGATACTCGGACAGCATCGATTAGTCTGCGGAGACAGTACAAAGAAAGACACCTTTGATGTCTTAATGGATGGGAAAGCTGCCAATCTGGTAGTTACGGACCCTCCATATAACGTCAACTATGAAGGCACTGCTGGAAAAATCAAAAATGACAATATGGCGAATGAAGCGTTCTATGATTTCCTGCTTGCGGCATTTCAAAACACCGAGGCAGCGATGGCAAAGGACGCTTCTATTTATGTATTCCATGCTGATACGGAAGGACTCAATTTTAGAAGAGCATTCTCCGATGCAGGATTTTATCTTTCTGGTACTTGTATATGGAAAAAGCAGTCCCTTGTTCTCGGTCGCTCTCCTTATCAGTGGCAACATGAACCTGTACTCTTTGGATGGAAAAGGAAAGGCAAGCATCTCTGGTATTCAGACCGTAAGCAGACCACCATCTGGGAGTTTGAGAAACCGAAGAAAAACGGCGACCACCCAACCATGAAACCAGTGGCACTTGTGGCATACCCCATTATGAATTCGAGCCTTAGTAACTGTATCGTGCTTGATCCCTTTGGAGGTTCAGGAAGTACACTGATTGCCTGTGAGCAGACAGATAGAATTTGTTACACCATTGAACTGGATGAAAAGTACTGCGATGTCATCGTGAAAAGGTATATTGAGCAAGTGGGAAATTCTGATGGTGTGTTTCTTTTAAGAGATGGATCGAAATTCAGATATTGTGACCTGCCGGAGGTGAATGAGGATGAGTAAATTGACACTCGGTTCACTCTTTGATGGCAGTGGTGGTTTTCCTTTAGGTAGTTTGCTTTGTGGCATCGAACCGTTATGGGCATCTGAAATTGAGCCGTTTCCTATACGGGTTACGACTAAACGCATCCCTCAGATGAAGCATTATGGGGATATAAACAAATTGAATGGTGCGGAGCTTCCGCCTGTAGATATCATAACTTTTGGCTCTCCCTGCACGGATATGAGTGTGGCGGGTAAAAGAGCTGGTTTGGATGGAGAGCAATCCGTCCTTTTTTATGAAGCAATCCGAATTATCAAGGAAATGAGGTGTAAGACCAATGGACAATATCCAAGATACGCAGTCTGGGAAAATGTCCCCGGCGCATTCTCGTCAAATAAAGGAGAGGACTTCAGGGCAGTCCTCGAAACGGTCATCAGCGTCAAAGAGCCGAACACCTCGGTGCCTTTACCTGAAAAAGGACGATGGCCTTACGCAGACTTCTATATGGGAGACGGATGGAGTGTGGCTTACCGAACTATCGATGCGCAATATTTCGGAGTCCCCCAACGTCGTCGTAGAATCTACCTTGTCGCAGATTTTGCAGACAGAAGTGCCGGAGAAATACTATTTGAGTCCGAAGGCATGCCAAGGAATTTTACGCCGAGCGGCAGCCCGTGGCAAAGAACTGCCGACAATGCTAAAAACTGCACTGGAAAAACAGGCGATAGCATAACTTGCCTAAATGACCAAGGCGGAAGAGTGATGTCTGTTTCGAAGGATATTACAGCAACACTTCGAGCAGAGGAACATGGCCATCAGCCTTGCGTAATGCAGTCAAGCGGATTTTGCACCGAACACAGTGCCAAGAGTAGAAGTGTAGGATATGAGGAAGAACGCTCCCCTACCCTTAGAGCAGGTGTTGTTCCAGGTACAGTCATGTCCTTTGAACCAGGTGCGGTTTCACGTATTGGTGGTCATACAGATGAAAATTTAAGTGGATCACTTCGTGCAAGCATGGGAGATAATCAAACAGCTGTTGTAATAGAAAACTATCCAACTGATAGCCGTGTAAAACTCTCAGAGGATAATAAAGTACAGACGCTTACCTCTCGGATGGGAACTGGTGGAGGGAATGTCCCCCTTGTTATGAACACTCCTAAAACGTTAAAAATCCGCTCCGGCTGTGAAGGCGGTGGCAAGGGTGCATTGATACAGGATGACAAGTCTGCAACTCTTGGATGCAATAATGATCAGACCGTTTTTGTGCCCACCGCATATGGCATCTGTTCTGATAAAAGCAATTCCATGCAGTCTAGCAATCCGCATAGCGGTATATATGAAGCGGATACTTCTCGGACCATTGATGCCAATGGGGGAAATCCGGGATGTAATCAAGGTGGTATTGCAGTGGTTGCTCTGCAAGGCTCGATGATTGGAAGAGAGGATAAAAACGGTCCCCAAGGAAGCGGTATAGATGAAGATGTTTCTTTTACGCTTAATACCGCTGATCGTCATGCTGTTGCCTATGCCATGACTACCGGAGCCTATGCACAGGTTGAAGAAGATAAAGCACCTACTCTATTGTCGAGAGATTATAAGGATGCCCCTGTTGTGACTCAGCCTTGTTACGGTATTGATAGGGCGGCTTTTAATCAAGGAAGGAATGCTCTATATAAACCTACTGTAGATGAAGAACAGCAACCTACGCTCACAGCAAAAGGTCCTGGAGCAGTGGCGCACCCAGCTTCGTTTTATCCTCAGATGAAAGCTGAAAGTCAATGCTACAGACAGGACGGTACATCAAATACGATTATCAATGGTACCAATCCAGGCTATCAAAATGGATTGGTTGAGCCGGACTATATTGTTCGAAGGCTTACACCAACGGAATGTGCAAGATTGCAAGGTTTTCCCGATGATTGGTGCGATGATCTTGGTACGGAAAATCCTACAGAAGATGAAATTTCATTCTGGACGGAGGTTTGGGAAACTCACCGCAAAATTATAGGTAAAAGCAAAAGGCCAAAAACAAGAAATCAGATTATAAAATGGCTTAACAATCCTCATTCCGATGCAGCTGAATATAAAATGTGGGGTAATGGCGTAGCACTTCCATGCGTTTGTTTTGTGCTGACTGGCATTGTGTTATCTACACAAAATACCGCCGATTAATGGAACCGTATTTTCTACAGAAAGATGCTCTAAATGACTTGATATTAACAGCTTTTAGAGTGATATATGTACGTACCGAAAATAGAAAGGCGGTATGAAAATGAAGATTAACTATAATGTTACGGGACCAAAAAGAAAAGCACTGGTTAACGCAATCAGCCAACAACTAAACGCCCCTGTAAAATATCTCGGAGCACCTACATTTGCATATGAGGTGGCAGACTACAATGTTAACAAAAACGGAGTTCTAAGCGGACCAGATAAAAAGGAACTGGTCGATGATCTATTGGGACTTCACGACTTCAAAGCAATTTCAGAAGAATTTGACGCACCACCTCCGAAAGCAGAAGCAAATGAAACGGAAGAATCTATCAATCTGATAATTCAAATGCCACGGGCAGATTTTACCGACACGGCAATCGAGAACCTAAAAGGATTGGTAGAGAGCAAAGCAACTCTAATAAAGAAAGCAATTGATACGGATTCCATTCCCATCATTGTAAATGAGGAATTTGTAGCATTCCCTTGGTTTCAAGGTGAGTGCTCCTCAGAGGAGGTTAAGGCATACACCCATTTTGTCATGGCACTTTGCGAAATGGCGAAAAAACAGACCCGTGTCAACTCCACCGAGAAATCAGTAGAGAATGAAAAATATGCTTTCCGTTGCTTCCTGCTAAGGCTTGGTTTTATCGGACCAGAATATAAGATGGAACGAAAGATTCTCCTTTCCAAGCTTTCAGGTAGCTCCGCTTTCAAAAGCGGAACGGCCAAGCAGGAGGTGAGTGAACAATGAATATCATTCACCCAGAAATGCTAAAGCAACTTAGAAGCTATTACACTCCAGGAACACGTGTGATGCTACTTAAAATGAACGACCCTTATACTAAACTTCAGCCTGGATCTAAAGGTACGGTTACTAGTGTTGATGACATAGGAACGATTCATGTCAGTTGGGATTCGGGTGGTTCCCTTGGAGTAGCCTTTGGTGAGGATTTATGCAAGAGAATCGAAGAGTAAACATGAATCGGAGGAGGTAATAAATGAATGAGATAATCAAAGAACAAATCCTTTCCATCCGAGAAAGTGGAGTCACAAATATGTTTGATGCAAACCGTGTCCAGTATGAAGCGAATGAACGAGGGTTTTATGAATTGGTAGTCTATTTAATAGACCATAAAATGGAATATGCTCATTTCATACTGACGGGGGAAGTGGATGAAAAGAAATAAATAAAATTTAACTAGGATAAGGAGAAGGGCTTCATCTATAGGATTGAGGCTCTTTTCTTTTGTCCTTTTTCATAAAAGGGGCGGTGTTGTGTTTATGCGGAAACTGAAGAAATATAAGCCGACCGCCTTTATAGCTGATGGGTCATATTACGATAACGATGCTGCTGATTACGCTGTAGCTTTTATCGAAGCACTTTCCCATACGAAAGGTTTATGGGCAGGTAAGCCTTTTGAACTTATCGATTGGCAGGAGCAAATAATCCGCGATTTATTCGGAATTTTAAAGCCAGATGGATATCGGCAGTTTAACACTGCTTATGTAGAGATTCCTAAAAAGATGGGAAAAAGCGAGCTTGCCGCAGCAATCGCACTTCTCCTTACATGCGGAGATGGTGAAGAACGGGCGGAGGTGTATGGTTGTGCCGCCGATCGCCAGCAGGCATCAATTGTATTTGAAGTAGCAGCCGATATGGTGCGGATGTGTCCGGCACTGAATAAACGAGTAAAGTTGCTTGCTTCAACTAAGCGATTGGTGTACCTGCCGACCAACAGCTTCTATCAGGTATTGTCGGCTGAAGCCTACTCCAAACACGGCTTCAATATACATGGTGTTGTTTTTGATGAACTTCATACTCAGCCAAACCGGAAATTATTTGACGTTATGACGAAAGGATCTGGGGATGCGAGGACCCAACCGCTATATTTTCTTATCACCACTGCGGGGACGGATACCCAGAGTATTTGCTACGAAACACACCAAAAAGCGGTTGATATTATTGAGGGCAGAAAATACGACCCTACTTTTTATCCTGTAATCTACGGGGCGAAAGAAGAGGATGATTGGACAGACCCAAAAGTGTGGAAGAAAGCAAATCCAAGCTTAGGAATTACGGTAGGGATTGACAAGGTGAGAGCTGCTTGTGAGAGTGCAAAGCAGAACCCAGCTGAGGAGAACAGCTTCCGGCAATTGCGCTTGAATCAGTGGGTTAAACAGTCTGTCCGTTGGATGCCAATGGCAAAATGGGATGCCTGTGCATTTCCAGTTATACCAGAAAGTCTTGAAGGGCGGGTGTGTTATGGAGGTCTTGACTTATCTTCTACAACAGATATTACAGCCTTTGTGTTGGTATTCCCACCAGAGGATGAAACAGATAAATACATTGTTCTTCCGTATTTTTGGATGCCGGAGGACAACATTGACCTCCGAGTCCGAAGAGACCATGTGCAATACGATCTTTGGGAGAAGCAAGGGTATATTCTAACCACAGAAGGCAATGTAGTGCATTACGGCTACATTGAGCGGTTTATTGAAGAACTGGACGAAAAGTATAACATTCGAGAAATTGCGTTTGACCGTTGGGGAGCTGTACAAATGGTTCAGAACCTTGAAGGATTAGGCTTTACTGTCGTTCCTTTCGGTCAAGGCTTTAAAGATATGTCACCACCAACCAAAGAACTGATGAAATTGACATTAGAAGAAAGAATAGCACACGGTGGGCATCCAGTGCTCCGTTGGATGATGGACAACATCTTTATAAAAACTGATCCGGCTGGCAACGTGAAGCCGGATAAAGAAAAAAGTACAGAAAAAATAGATGGTGCGGTAGCAACTATCATGGCACTTGATCGTGCTATTCGCTGTGGCTCAGGTAATAGTGGAGATTCGGTGTATGACGAGCGAGGTTTGATTATCTTTTAAACCTTAGTGGTTAGCACAATGTTTATATTCGGAGGTGATGCCTATGAATCTAATAAAAGGACTGTTTCGTTCAAGAGACAAACCGCAAAACCGTGTGGGCAGTGCATTTTCCTTCCTATTTGGTGGTACGTCATCTGGCAAAACAGTGAATGAGCGTACTGCAATGCAGGCAACAGCAGTATATGCCTGCGTAAGGATACTAGCTGAAGCGATTGCCGGACTGCCACTTCATGTATATAGATATCGTTCTGAAGGAAGTAAAGAAAAGATTCCTTTCCACCCGCTGTATTACCTTCTTCATGATGAACCAAATCCAGAGATGACTTCATTCGTGTTTCGAGAAACACTGATGAGTCATCTTTTACTTTGGGGAAATGCCTATGCACAGGTGGTCAGAAACGGTCGTGGGCAGGCAGTGGCTCTTTATCCCCTACTTCCTAACAAGATGGAAGTTAGTCGAGCAACAAACGGAGAGCTGGTCTATACCTACTATCGTGATACTGATGAAAGTGGCCTAAACCCAAAAGGTGGCTATGTCACACTCCGTAAAGATGAAGTTCTACACATACCTGGCTTAGGTTTTGATGGACTCATTGGCTATAGCCCAATCGCTATGGCGAAAAATGCAATTGGTATGTCGCTTGCTACTGAAGAGTACGGTGCGGCATTCTTTGCCAATGGTGCTAATCCCGGAGGTGTGCTGGAACACCCAGGAGTAATCAAAGATATACAGAGGGTCAAGGATAGTTGGAATAGTGCCTACCAAGGCACAGGCAATGCTCACAAAATTGCTGTGTTGGAAGAGGGCATGAAGTTCCAAGCCATTGGTATCCCGCCTGAACAGGCACAATTCCTAGAAACACGGAAATTCCAAATTAATGAGATTGCGAGGATTTTCCGAGTACCGCCCCATATGGTGGGAGATTTAGAGAAATCCAGTTTCTCCAATATTGAGCAGCAGTCTTTGGAGTTTGTAAAATACACCCTCGATCCGTGGGTGGTGCGATGGGAACAAAGTCTCCAGCAATCGCTTATTTTGCCTTCTGAGAAAACTTCACTGTTTATCAAGTTCAATTTGGACGGTCTGCTTCGTGGTGATTACCAAAGTCGTATGAATGGCTACGCTACAGGTCGTCAAAATGGCTGGATGTCAGCCAACGATATCCGTGAACTGGAGGACATGAACAGAATACCAGCTGAGGAAGGTGGCGATTTATATCTGGTTAACGGAAATATGACAAAACTGGCTGACGCAGGTGCGTTTGCCAAAACCGAAGGAGGTCAGTAAATGAGGAAGTTTTGGAACTGGGTGCGAGATTCTGATGAAGAACGTACCCTCTATTTAAATGGAGTGATATCCGAAGAAACGTGGTGGGGGGATGAGGTTACACCTAAGATTTTTAAAGATGAATTGCTGGCAGGCACCGGCGATATTACGGTGTGGATTAATTCCCCTGGTGGTGATGTGTTTGCAGCAGCTCAGATTTATAACATGCTGATGGAGTATACCGGAAAAGTAAATGTAAAGATTGATGGGCTTGCGGCAAGTGCGGCATCGGTTATTGCAATGGCAGGTGGAGATGTGTATATGTCCCCAGTTTCCATGCTTATGATTCATAACCCGTCAACTATTGCTATCGGTGACAGTGAGGAAATGCTACGAGCAAAAGCACTATTAGATGAAGTCAAGGAAAGTATTATTAATGCCTATGAGTTAAAGACGGGCCTTTCCCGAACAAAGCTCTCCCATCTGATGGATGCAGAATCATGGATGAATGCAAATAAAGCCATTGAACTAGGTTTTGCAGACAAGATCATGTTCATGGAAAGTGAAACACCGGATTTGACGGATAGTCTTATCTTTAGCAGGATGGCGGTTACTAACTCGCTTATTAGTAAACTACCAAAACAACCAAAACAGAAAACAGGTACACCCATCGAGTCGCTGGATAAGCGGCTTTCTTTAATTTTGCACTAATTTAAAGGAGGAAATAACAATGAGTAAAATTCTTGAATTGCGTGAGAAACGCGCTAAAGCTTGGGACGCAGCAAAGGCATTCCTTGATACAAAACGTGGTGGTGATGGACTGTTATCCGCCGAGGACACGACAACCTATGAAAAAATGGAAGCCGATGTGGTGGCTCTTGGTAAGGAAATTGAACGTTTGGAACGCCAAGCATCTATCGACTTGGAACTGTCGAAAGCAACCAGTAACCCAATTACCAATGAACCTACTAGAACTGGAGAGGAAAAGACCGGTCGTGCAAGTGCTGAATACAAAAGAGCTTTCTGGAATGCAATGCGTGACAATGTTAGCTATGAAGTAAGAAACGCTCTAAAGATTGGCACTGATTCTGAAGGCGGATTCCTTGTGCCAGATGAGTTTGAACGTACCCTAGTAGAAGCTCTAGAGGAAGAAAATATTTTCCGTAGATTGGCTAATGTAATCACTACATCTTCTGGTGACCGTAAGATTCCTGTTGTTGCAAGCAAAGGTACAGCAAGCTGGATAGATGAAGAAGGAGCTATCCCAGAAAGTGATGACAGCTTCGGTCAAGTATCCATCGGGGCCTATAAACTAGCGACAATGATTAAAGTCTCTGAGGAGCTACTAAACGATTCCGTGTTTAATCTCGAAAGCTACATCACAAGAGAATTTGCCCGTCGCATTGGTAACAAGGAGGAGGAAGCCTTCTTTGTAGGTGATGGAACAGGTAAGCCAACAGGGATTTTAAATGCCACAGGCGGCGGTCAAGTTGGTGTTACTGCGGCAAGTGCCACTGCCATTACTTTGGATGAGGTTTTAGATTTATTCTACAGCTTGAAAGCACCTTATCGTAATAAGGCAGCATTCGTAATGAATGATGCCACTATAAAAGCTATCCGTAAATTAAAAGACGGTAATGGCCAGTACCTATGGCAACCTTCCATCCAAGCGGGAACACCTGATACTATTCTTAACCGTCCGCTGTACACCTCATCCTATGTACCTACTATTGAAGCAGGTGCAAAGACTGTGGTATTCGGTGATTTTAGTTATTACTGGGTGGCAGACCGTCAAGGACGAGTATTCAAACGATTAAATGAACTCTTTGCTGTCACAGGTCAAGTAGGATTTATTGCTACTCAACGAGTTGATGGAAAGCTTATCTTGCCGGAGGCCGTTAAGGTACTCCAACAGAAAGCGTAACGGAGGTGCTTTATGAGTTATAACACGAAGAACTATACCGAACAAGGCGGAGAAAAAACTGTCATCGGCGGTGTTTTAGAAATTAAAGAGGGGGCCTCGGTTACGGGGCTTCCTATAGCAGAAAACCAGGCAGACAGCATAGCCACCGATGTTGCTGGTTTAGTTGCGGACTTCAATTCCCTGCTTGCCAAATTAAAGGCAGCGGGGCTTATGGAGACTGACTAAGGTGGAATGTAAAGGAGGTTGGTGGTATGGCAGTGGCAGATAATCTCTTGCCTAAAGTTAAAGCGAACTTAATTTTAGCACATGATCAGGATGATGCCCTCCTTATTGGATTTATCACTGCGGCAGTCTCCTATGCACAGAGCTATCAGCACGTTCCTGAAAACCATTATGAAACACATGCTATGCCTCCAACAACAGAACAAGCAGTGATCATGTTGTCGAGTCATTTCTATGAAAGTAGAGATGGCTCGACGGCAGGTTTCTTTGCTGATAGCGTACAGGCGGGACAACAAGTATGGAATACAGTGAACTTGCTTTTACGACTTGATCGAGAGTGGGGTGTTTAGTGTGAGCTTTGGGAAGATGAACACCTTTATCGATATCATTTACACGATACCCACAAAGGATAAGGAAGGCTTCGCCACAAAAGATGACAACATACTCGCAAGTGTACTTGCTTACAAGGAAGATCGGCATGGCAGTGAGCGATGGACGAATATGGCATCATTTTCATCTGCAACTTCCCTATTCAGGTTTAGAAAAATCTTCGGACTTAAGGTGACGAATGAAATGGTTATCGTCTGCGATGATGGCAGATATCAAATTTTAAGTGTTGAGGATGTAAGAAACCGAGGGATGTATGTCGAGGTTTTAGCCGAAAAGCTAGAACCAACTGTGAGGTGATGGATATGGCAAAAGCGAATATAAAGATGCCAGAAGAATTCCTTTTAAAGGTATCCCGATTAGCTGACCAGACCGATGTGATTCTTCCTAAGGTTTTGGAAGTTGGCGGTGAAGTGGTGCTGGATAAAGTCAAGGGAAATCTAAGTAAGGTGGTAGGCAAGGGCACGAAATATCCATCCAAAAGCACTGGCGAGTTGCTATCTTCATTAGGACTCTCGAGTGCAAAGCAGGATAGAAATGGTAACTTCAATGTAAAAGTTGGCTTTGCTGAGCCGCGATCTGATGGTGAGAGCAATGCTAAACTTGCCAGCATCATTGAATATGGCAAACATGGTCAGCCTGCAAAACCCTTCCTAAAGCCTGCGAGGAATTCATCTAGGAAACCTTGCATCAACGCAATGGTCGCCAAGCTGGAGGAGGAGATCGAGAAGATATGAATATTTTAGAGGAATTGAATACCCTTGTTTCCACTATATTGCTCCCCGTGGAAACTGGGGTTTTTTCAGGTTTGGCACCAGATGAGTATGTCGTGATTCTCCCTCTTTCGGATATTTTTGAAGTTCATGCGGATAACCGTCCAGGCTTTGATGTGCAGGAAGCGAGGATATCACTGTTCTCAAAAAATAACTACCTAGAGCGGAAAAGACAGCTCACAACGGCTTTAATAAATGCAGATTTTACTGTGACCGAACGAAGATATATCGGTCACGAGGATGATACTGGATATCATCATTATGCCATCGATGTGGCAAAAAACTATAGATTGGAGGAATAACACATGGCAACGATCGGTCTTGATAGACTGTACTATTCAAAAATAACCGAGGACACTAACGGTGAGGAAACTTATGCCCAACCTTCTGTACTTGCAAAAGCCATCACTGCTGAACTCTCGGTAGAACTGGTGGAAGCAATTCTGTATGCTGACGACGGAGCGGCTGAGGTTGTGAAAGATTTTAACAGTGGTACTCTCACTCTCGGTGTAGACGACATTGGTCCGACAGTCGCAGCGGATTTAACTGGTGCTTCTACAGATGATAACGGAGTATTAATCTCAGCCAGTGAAAACGTGGGTACACCCGTTGCAGTTGGGTTTCGTGCGCAAAGGGCTAATGGAACATACCGCTATTTTTGGTTGTATCGCGTTAAGTTTGGACTACCAGCAACCAACTTGCAGACAAAGGCTGATTCCATTACCTTTTCTACACCCACCATTGAGGGAACCGTTATGCGTAGAAATAAGCTGGATGGATTGGGCAAGCACCCATGGAAAGCGGAAGTTACAGAAGGTGATCCTGGTGTTTCATCGACCACCATAACAGGTTGGTTCACAGAGGTCTATGAACCTGTATATACACCTGAACCATAGGAGGAGAAATAATGGATAAGGATAGAAGTGCCTCAATCAACATAGGTGACAAAGAGTATGAACTGGTTTTAACTACACGTGCAACAAAGGCCATTGCGGGTCGTTACGGTGGTCTTGAAAACCTTGGAGAAAAGCTGATGAAATCAGAAAACTTCGAGATGGCACTGGACGAGATTGTTTGGCTAATTACATTGCTTGCAAACCAGTCCATTTTGATTCGTAATCTTAAGAATAAGAACGCACCAGAAGAATTGCTTACAGAGGAAGAAGTGGAGCTTCTTACTTCACCGCTTGACTTAGCGGCATATAAAACTGCAATTACCGAGGCAATGTTCAAAGGTACAAAGAGAAATGTGGAAAGTGAGGAGGAAACTCCAAAAAACGTGGAAGTCGGGTAACGGACGCTGAGGTCTTTACCCGGCTTCTTTATTATGGAACAGTCCAGATGGGCATGGAGGCAGAGGAATTCTGGCTTCTGCCAATTGGACTGTTTTTTGATTTATGGGCTTGCCATAAGCAGTGGCATGGCATTGAAAAGCCAAAGAAAACTCAGACCATTGACGATATTATCCCACTAGGCATATAGGAGGAGGTGAAGGGATGGCGGATAATTTTGGATTAAAAATAGGTGTCGAGGGTGAGCGAGAATTTAAGAAGGCACTCTCCGAAATCAATCAATCATTTAAGGTACTAGGTAGTGAAATGGCCCTTGTAACCAGTCAATTTGATAAAAACGATAAATCCATTCAATCGATTACGGCTCGAAATGCCGTTTTAAATAAAGAAATTGACGCACAGAAAGAAAAGATTTCTACCCTTAAGGCTGCCCTTGATAATGCCTCCTCCTCTTTCGGTGAAAATGACCGTCGTACCCAAAACTGGCAGATACAATTAAATAGGGCTCAGGCAGAACTGAACCTTATGGAACGTGAACTTGAGGAGTCTACAATTGAAGCGGATAATCTCGGTGAAGAGTTAGAGGATTCAGGTAAAAGTGCAGAGGATGCTGGTGGCAGGTTTGAAAAGCTTGGCGGTGTACTCAAGGGAATTGGTGTGGCGATGGGTGCGGTTGCCGTTGCCGCTGGAGCCGCGGCTATTAAGTTAGGTAAAGAGGTAGTTACTCAGTTCGGAGAATTAGAACAAAACCTAGGTGGATCGGAGGCGGTTTTTGGAGCATATGCTGCATCGATTCAGAAAACTGGTGAGGAAGCCTATAAAAATCTAGGTGTTTCCCAAAGTGAGTACCTTGCAACTGCCAACAAAATGGGCGCGTTATTCCAAGGTTCTGGTATACAGCAACAGAGAAGTCTTGAGCTAACTGAAAAGGCCATGCAACGTGCGGCAGACATGGCATCTGTTATGGGTATTGATATGTCCTCGGCATTGGAGGCAGTCACTGGGGCGGCAAAGGGTAACTTTGATATGATGGATAACTTAGGTGTTGCGATGAACGCTACAAACATCGAAGCCTATGCTCTCGCAAAGGGTCTGGATTTCACTTGGAATACTGCAACACAAGCGGAAAAAGCCGAAGTAGCAATGCAAATGTTCTTTGAGAACACAGAGCAGTATGCAGGTAACTTTGCAAAAGAATCAACCGAGACAATCTCCGGTTCTATTGGGTTACTACAGGCCGCACTTGGTTCATTTACAGCTGGACTCGGTAATGCCAATGCTGATATGACGAATCTGACTGAGAATCTTGTGGAGGCTTTCGAGGCAGTTGTAACTAATATCGTACCGGTCTTGGAAAATATCGTAGCCGCCTTACCAACAGCGACGGGCGCAATATTAGCAGCGGTTGCAGACTTGCTTCCAATGCTTCTTGAATTGGTTACAAATATTTTCACGCAAGTACTGGAAACAATTTTGAGCCTTTTACCCGAACTTATTCCAGCTGCGGTAAGTGCTCTAATGACGATTGTCGGTGCATTAATTGATAACCTTCCACTGCTGATAAATGCAGCAATCGAACTAGTAACAGCACTTGTGGATGGGATCGGAATAGCGTTACCACAACTCATCCCTGCCGCGGTTTCTGCTGTAATGCAGATTGTCCAAGGATTGATGGATAACCTACCACTCATTTTAGATGCCGCTTTGCAGTTGATTATAGGATTAGCACAGGGATTGGTAGATGCCATACCTCAGCTTACTTCTGCCTTACCTGTCATCATCAAAGCAATAGTGGATTTTATCATTAAATCTATTCCGCAGATTATTGAAGCGGGTATTCAATTATTGACCTCACTGGTTACAGCTTTGCCTACCATTATTACAGCAGTTGTGGAAGCAATTCCGCAAATTATCGATAGTATCATCAGTGCTGTTATTGGGTCGATTCCTTTGATTATTGATGCAGGTATCCGGCTTCTAATATCACTCATTCGGGCATTGCCACAGATTATTACTACTGTTGTAGGTGCTATTCCCAAGATTGTTAGCTCACTGGTGAATGCCATTATTGGTAACATCGATAAGATTATCTTAGCGGGTGTACAACTGTTTGTGGCACTGATTGCAAATCTACCGAGGATAATCGTGGAGATCATTAAAGCCGTACCGCAGATTATCTCTGGACTGGTTAGGGCATTTACTGGCTATATCGGTCAAATGGCACAAGTGGGCGGCAATTTGATTAAAGGTTTGTGGAAGGGTATTTCAGACGCAGGGGCTTGGCTATGGAATAAAATCTCTGGATTTTTCGGTAATGTGGTATCGAAGATTAAGAACTTCTTTGGTATCAAATCCCCCTCTGCTCTGTTTGCTGGAATTGGTCACAACATGGGTGAAGGTATCGGTGTAGGTTTTGAGGATGCAATGACAGCAGTCTCGAAGGATATGCAAAATGCAGTACCAACGACCTTTGATTTTAATTACAGAGGTGTATCTGGACAAGGCAATGCCAGGGGTTCAAGTATCACTCAAAATATTTCAGTTGTGACACCTAAAGCTCTATCAGAAAAAGAACTAGCACGGGAGTTTAAGAATCTATCCCGTAAACTGGCACTTGAATTGTAAAGGAGGTACGGAAATGGAGCTAACATACACCAATAGAGACGGAGAGAGCATTACGCTTAAGCAAAGCCGACCGTACTTTCTTACAAAGATAGATGGTACTGGCAACATCCGTCAAACTGTCAACACTTTCAAGGCGCCAGACCAAGATGGCGCTTTTTATATTTCCTCCACACTAGATATGCGAAACATAACGATTGAGGGTACGGTTGTTGCTGATACTCCCGATGAAGCTTATAAAAGGAGACAACGCTTCCTTCAAATATTCAGTCCCAAGCTATTAGGGACTCTTCAATACCGTGACCGACAGATATCCTGTGTGGTGGAGGAGGCAGGTTTTAGTGTTTCTAATCGGCAACGAATACCAAACTTCTTTGTCAGTCTACTCTGTCCATCCCCTTTCTTTGAGACATTAGATGAGGTACGAGAGGAACTGGCATCATGGATACCGCTATTTGAGTTTGAGTTGGAAATTCCAATGACTGGGATGGAGTTCGGAATGCGTCAACCTAGCCAAATCATTACAGTGGAAAATATCGGGGATGTATCTTGTGGATGTGAGATTGTATTCCGAGCCTTAGGTACTGTGTCGAACCCTGAACTATTAAACATAGACACGGGAGAATATATCCGACTTCTCACTACAATGAGCGCTGGGGATGAACTTCGTGTATATACCCACTTCGCTGGTAAGCGTGTGGTCCAGATTGATGGGTCAACGATTACAAATGCTTTTTCACTGTTGGATACCAATTCGGTGTTCTTTCAACTCGCGGCAGGTCTTAATACACTGCGATACGATGCTTCAGTCAATATGGAACTGTTAGAGGTTAGTATTTACTTTCGTCCGCAGTTTCTGGGGGTGTAAAGATGGAACTGTATATCTACAATTCAAACCGAGAGCTTGTGGGCATTGTGGAGTCCTTCGAGTACTTACGCTGGACGAGACGCTATTCTCAGTGTGGCTCATTTGAGTTAAAGGCAATTGCAACTACGGAAAATACAGAACTATTAAAGGAAGGAAATATCATCTGGAAAAATGATGATGAGGAAGCGGGGATCATCGAACATCTAGAACTTTCTCAAACCGAGCATGAAATTATTACTGCAAGTGGACGTTTTACAACTTCTTTTCTCTCCCGCCGCATTGTTTGGCAAACGGAGAAATTGTCTGGTGACATTTCTGCCTGTGTGGAGCAACTGATAAACAACAATCTTATCAATCCTTCTGATACAGCAAGGAAGATTTCGAACCTATCCTTTTCTGCTCCAAACTTAAATGTTCCTATTAGCACACAGGTATCGTATCGAAATTTAATGGATGCCGTGACGGGACTATGTGTTGCTTCGGATATTGGCATTAAGACCGTATTCACTCCTGCGACAGGGGTTTTTACTGTGGCATTGTATAGAGGAACGGAATCACAAGCGGTTTTTTCTAAGGAATTTGAAAACCTTACGGAACAGATTTACACAATAAGTGCTGGAGATTATGCCAACACCGCTCTCGTTGGTGGTGAAGGAGAAGGTACAGATCGAACCTTTGTTGCGATTACAAGTGGCTCAGGTGAGACAAGACACGAAATTTTTGTGGATGCTAAGGATTTGCGAGAGGAAGACTTTGGCTCTGATTACATTGATACACTGATCTTTCGGGGGCAAAGTAAGCTGAGTGAGCAAGCCATACGCTATTCATTTGATACATCGGTCAATCCACACGGCAATTTGACATATAAAACAGATTTTGATCTTGGTCAGACCGTCAAAGTTATTTCCAAAGCGTGGGGTGTATCCATGACGACACGTATCACCGAAGTCGAAGAAACTTATGACGCAGATGGCCAGAGCATTAGTGTAGTGTTCGGAAAATCTGAGTTGACAATCGCACAAAAAATTCGCTCCGACTTGAGTGAAGTTAAAACAGCAATAATGGCACCAACTGGCATATCCGAAATTGCACAGGCTTTAGGAACTGTGGAGGAAACGCTGGAAACTGTAGAGGAAACCTTGGGAGACTTGACGGAGGTAGATTCAGAGATTCAAGGAGACAACGTTGCATCTACTATCAACAATCTGTATGGAAAACTGCCTGCACTCGAAATTAATGTTGGCGGAGGTACTGTGTCGATTGGTCAATATGCGTTGCACCAGATGAACCCTGGAGATGCCTTTTATTTCACCTCATGGAGCGGCAATAAGTTTAGTGACCAGCCAAATGACGACGGTCATGTCTTTTTAGTAAAGCATAACGGGGATAACACGGGGAATGGCTTTCAAAGGGCAATGGGTTTCTTTATTTCTCGTAATACCATGACATTTTATGTGATTTCTATTTTCGTATTTAACAATCCTTCTGGTCAAGCAAACTGGCTTAATATCAATAATGAACCTGTCACTACTTCAAGGATTGCCAATGGAGCAGTCACCGGTTTGAAAATGGCAGGCCGAACAATTACAGCTGCCAAAATGGTATCCTCCTTTAGCGACTACTCAACTACAGAACAAAACACAGGGCGGTTATGGATAGATGGCAAGACGATTTATCGTAAAGAGATAAATCTCGGTTCGCTTACGGATACAACACCAAAACATGTACCTCATGGTATAGCAAACCTAAGCACTGTTGTCAGTTTATCCGGTTTTGTCACGAATGGGAATATTTTCTTACCACTACCTCTTGCTCGGTATAACAACTTCGCATCGCAAATTGGACTCTTCGTGAATATGACCGACATTGTTGTCGAACCAGGAAATGATAGAACAGCATATACAGGCTATGTAGTTATAGAGTACACAAAAACAGCTTAGAAGGAGGGAATAATTAATGGAGAAAAGTGGTTTTTTCAACTCATCCGATGGAGATAGAGTTTATGATGCAACGGACTTTGCTGCCTATTTTGGAAGCCTTGTCTCGAACGGTGTATTTTATGCCATACCAACAAACCTTCTGGTTTCTCCTGGGATTGGGTTGGCAGTCAGCATAGCATCGGGCAGTGCATGGATTAATGGTTATCGATATGAAAATACGAATCTTTTAAATAAACCTCTTGCTACAGCAGACGGAAGCAATCCTCGCATAGACAGGGTTGTGGTTCGGTTAAGTCAAATTACGAGAAACATTCAGATTGCCATTGTCACGGGTACTCCCACAGTATCACCCGTAGCCCCAGAGTTGACAAGAACAAGCGATGTCTATGAACTTGGCATTGCTGATGTTCTAGTACCTTCGGCTGCTACCTCAATTTCAGCAAATAACATTATAGATACACGATTAAATACTAGTCTTTGCGGATTGGTAAACTCGCTAGTTTCGGCTGTTTATGAATAGGAGGTGAATGTAAGTGGCGGATATTAACGGAATAACTCTGCAGGCGGGTTCTAGCCCGACCGTCCATTACACAATTACTTATACCAAAAGCCGTCTAAATAATAGTCAGATGAGATACAACTTCACCATATCCGCTGCGTTGGGTTCATCAGGTTCCTTTATTCGTAGTGGTTATGCATTGCTTTGTACTATGACTGTAAATGGATCTTCTTCACAGGTACGTATTAAAGCGGCGGACGGAGATAACTGGGAAGGGACCACACCAAGGCTCAGATATGTTTCGGTGACCTGTGCTTCTACTACAGGTAATGCAACCCAGCCAGTCACATTTAAAGTGGTATCTGATGGACGATTGCCATTATCTTCTGGGGTAATTACAAATTCAAGCTATACGGTATTAAGTTCTCCATTGCTTACTACAGCTTGTGGAGCCCCAACATCTTGTACGGTTTCTCCAACACTTGCGGAAGGGAATGTGACTCTTTCTTGGAGCGGTGCTTCTGGGGGGATCAATAATACAATTTCTAGTTACGAGATTCAATATAGTGATTCCACCGATAATGTCACATGGGGAGCGTGGACTGCCTTGACTACGCTGACCACCACAGCAACAAGTGGTAGTGTATCGGTTGCACCGCCTCCTACCCGGGGTAATTACCGAAGATTTCGTGTACGAACCCGTGGTACAGCAGGGGCTAGTTATTACTCTAGCTGGAAAGTATCCACAAATAGTGTCCGCAGGAATACGGTGCCTAAGCCAGCAACGACTGCTGTTGCCTCCCCTGCGGCATATAGTAATGAGACTATCACACTTACTTGGAGCGGAGCGTCCAGTGGTACCAGTCCAATTAAGGGATATCAAATTGCCAGTCGCACATCCACGGATAACAGCACATGGAGTGCGTGGAATGTGTTGACCATGTTGACATTGGCAGCAAGCGGTGGTAGCTATAATCCAATTGTATCGAGGACCCCAGGAACATATACACAATTTGGTATTTGGACAATTGACACATTTGATGTTTACTCAATAGAGAAAATCAGTAATAGCATTTATTGCAACATCACTGCCTGTGCAGCACCGACTGCCTGCACGGTAAGTGCAACATTATCTGAAGGAAACGTTACTCTTTCGTGGAGTGGGGCATCTGGTGGCGCAGGTAATCCCATCACTTCCTACGAAATACAATATAGTGATTCGCCAGATAATAGCAATTGGGGTGCTTGGATGGCATTGGCGATAGTCAATACTTCTGCAACAAGCAGTATTTTAAATGTCAGTCCACCTGCTACACGTGGTCATTATCGTCGGTTCCGAATAAGAACCCGTGGTACAGCTGGAGAGGATTTTTACTCAGGCTGGACTATTACCAGTAATACTGTTCGTAAAAACATACTACCAATACCGCCGACTTCTTTTACTGCAAACCCTCCTATCTATGAAGTAAATACAATAAACCTTTCGTGGAGTGGAACGGTACCTGGAACCAGCTCCATCAAGCAATATGTTATTCAACAGGCTACTTCGATAGATGGACTAAATTGGTCTGCTTATGAAGCACTGACGACAGTTATTTCCAATGCGACTTCAGGCACTCTTCAGGTAAATGCCTCACAGGTTGCCGGTAGATATACTCGTTATCGAATCAGCGTCACAGATGCACTTGATGCAGTGTCTGCCTATGTTGTTAGTAACGTGGTAAAGAAAAACAGCCCGCCTGTAGCACCGATAGTGGACTGTCCAATGTCTGGCAATTTTACTTATAATGCTACACCGCGTTTTATGATTACAACAGGAATTGAACCAGATGGACAAACACAAATAGTGGAGGTAAGGATTGACTCTGGTCCATGGCAAAACAGCGTAGACAATCCTGAGCGGTTTTCTGTAAGCGGCTATCTTGGTAATGGGGTCAAGACAATTTACCAAGCTGAACCGCTTTCTGCAGGTAATCATACGGTTACCTTCCGTTGTCTTGACAGTGATATCGAATCAGCAAGTATAGAAGTTGTTCGTACTTTTACGATATTGGCATTACCTTTTGAAATCATCACTCCAAATGTGACGCATGTAAAGGCAGCACATATTCAGACGCTTCGAACTGCTGTAAATAGGGTGCGTAGCTATTACAATCTGTCCCCTATGACTTGGAAAGAGGAGATTATTGCAGGAAAGACCACTATTAAGAATTGGGCATTTCATATCGTTGAAATACGCAAGGCTATTGATGCGATTGTTGTAATGGTTAATGGTTTTGATTCTTCGCAGGCATTCGATATACCACCAGTCACATGGCTACCTATCGGTACAGGACGACCAAAAGCGGATGTGATGCAACAAATTCATGATCTAATTCAAATAATGTAAAGGTAACATTCAGCGCTCTTGTCATTTGCAGGGGCGCTTTTCTATATGGAAAAACACGAAATGGAGGTGTCTATTAATGAAAGAGATTTGGAATTGGATACAGCTGGCTATTGCCGCTGTCGGTGGATTTCTTGGATGGTTTCTCGGAGGTTATGATGGATTTCTTTATGCGTTGGTTGCCTTTGTTGTCATTGATTATGTAACGGGAGTGCTTTGTGCCATTGTGAATAAAAAGCTGTGCAGTGAAATTGGTGCTAAGGGAATTTTCAAAAAGGTGTTTATCTTTGCAATGGTAGGTATTGCTCATATTATCGATACACAAATTTTAGGTAGCATTGGAGACAATAGTGGAGCCTTACGCACAGCAGTAATCTTTTTCTACCTGAGTAATGAAGGAGTATCCATTTTAGAGAATGCTGGTCATATTGGACTACCCATCCCAGAGAAACTAAAATCAGTTCTACAGCAATTACATGGACGTGATCAAGAACCCCGTAAGCCAGGTGATGAAGTATGATTGACATAACGAGAGCAGTAACGGTGTTCATCGGCCGCAGAGGTGAACATCACTATCGAAATATTGAGTTTGATGTATCCAGCTTATTGGAAGAAAAATACCCCAGTGCCTCGTTAAATGCAATTTACAAAAGACCGGATGGTAATGCTTATCCAGTGATCACGAGCTATGCTGACGGAGTTCTTACATGGTCGCCCAGCGCAACGGATACATCGACTGTTGGTGTTGGTCGTCTAGAAATTAGGGTTACTTACGGAGATGTGGTTGGAAAAAGCATTCAGATATTAACCATCGTTGAGGATGCCCTTGAAGATGGAATTGCCGAGCCGCCCGAACCTCCTGCACAGGAATGGCTTAATCAGGTTCTTTCTGCATTAGCTGAACTAGATGTTAATGAAATAAATAGTCTACTAAATCTCATCTACAGCCTGTTAAATAATAACTACAATTTGCTAAATACCACACACGGTCTAATCGAGGATATACGAGACACACTATACACTCGGACTGGAATTATCCTTAACCATTTGCACCCGATAGAAAGTGCTACTGCACCGGACATGGTAAGCCGGAGAGCATCCATAACATTCACAGGCATAAATAGCGGTAACAACGTAGTACTTGGCACGGCAACCTATACATTTGTTACATCCTTGGGCAGTCCAACAGCAAACAATGTGCAGGTGCTAATCCAAGGTACCCTCCGCAATACAGTTAAGAAACTTGCCGAAGCCATAAGGGGTATTCAAGATGTAGAGAACATTGCATATGGGTCAGGAACATCACCAAACCCAGCAAGTACAGCCTATTGGACGAGCCGAGTTTTCTCCATTGGTGAAGTTACTATTCCTTCTGGTGAGAGTCTATTCTTATTGGAAAGAGCGGAAAATGCTACGACACCATTGACCATCACCTCTACCGCAACAGCTACTATCAACGCATTTACCAGAGCAAGCTATTTGAGATATGTCTTAAGCGGTAATACTACAGGTGGGAGCGGTATTAACAGTATTCGAGGACCTTTGCAAACATTATTGCCCATTGGTAGCGTGGTTATAGGCGGGCAGGGTAGATTGCTTTATCCAACAGCTTATGATTGTCATTTAGTTACCCTTTGCCGCCAATCGGATACGAGTGAAAAAGAACTAGACCTATATATTTCAAATGATGAAGTGAACTTTACCAGAATCTCACGTAGCACACCTATAGGTGCCGATAGTTCAAACGCTGGGATGCATATTCATATTCAAATGCGTCAAAGTCGGGTGCCTTCAGGTTATGGACTGTATATCAGTATGGGAAGTGATGGAACATCGGCGAGTGCTTTTTGTGATTTGAAGTTTACCTATCATCTATACCCTGTGGCTCTTGCATCTGACACAAACTCTTGATTAGTGAGGTGATCTTAATGAATCTGCATAAGTTAATACTTACAAATAATGCCTGTTTCAAAGCAGGAAAAACAATATTACCGAAGGGCATCATGGTTCACTCAACCGGAGCTAACAACCCGTGGCTCAAGCGATATATTGGACCGGATGATGGCTTGCTAGGAAAGAATCAATACAACAACCATTGGAATCAAGACAAACCTGGAGGCCGTCAAGTATGTGTCCATGCCTTTATTGGTAAATTAGCAGATGGCTCCATTGCAACCTATCAAACATTGCCTTGGAATCACCGAGGTTGGCATGCTGGAGGAGCTGCGAACAATACTCATATTGGATTTGAAATTTGCGAGGACGGTTTGACCGATGCCTCGTATTTTTCTGCTGTTTATAAGGAAGCTGTGGAGCTTTGTGTTTATCTTTGCAAACTCTACGGGTTTAGTGAAAAAAATATCATCTGTCACAGCGAAGGTTATAAACGAGGCATTGCCAGTAACCATGGGGATGTGATGCACTGGTTTCCTAAACATGGGAAGAGCATGGATACCTTTCGAGCGGATGTGAAGAAACTATTAAGTGCTGAAAATAAACCAGTAGACACGGTGAAAAAGAAATATTACCGTGTGCAGATTGGTGCTTATACTGACAGTGCAAATGCTGAGGCACAGCTTGCCAAAGCTAAAAAGGCAGGCTTTACCGATGCATTTATTAAGTATGATTAACAAATGGAGCGAGTTAAAAATCATCGAGATTCCTAAATAAAATATTAAACTATTAATTTATCTAGCCTGTGGGGGTTCTTTCCTTGCAGGCTCTTTTTTTATGCCTTGATTTAATTAAATTCTACAAATCCTCAACTTCGACCTGTTCCCACGGCTATTAGGTAGGAGGTGATTCCTAGTGAATCAGCACGAGGATAAAAAAGTTACGAAGATCTCGGATGAGGTTATAGACAAAAGCACCACCGCACTTAAGAGAGTATCACAGGAACAGTTACAACGTGAGTTTGATTATATCCAGGCAGAAAAATTGCTGAGAAAGATGCTCGAAAAAGGCTTAATAACTGAAGTAGAATTCAACAAGATAGATGCACTTAATCGACAAACATTCTCCCCCTTTTTAGCTGAGATAATGCCCTGAAAACGTTGATATATAAGGGTTTCAGAGGTAATATGTGACCTACCAAGAGGGAGGTGAGAGGATGAAAAAGATAACGAAAATAGAAGGGAATCTAGCCAACTCTTTTATTAAGCCAAAAACACGAGTGGTTGCCTACTGCCGAGTTTCAACAGATAGTAATGAACAGCTAGTCAGCTTGCAAGCACAAAAGGCCCATTATGAGACCTACATAAAGGCGAATCCAGAATGGGAATATGCAGGCTTATATTATGACGAGGGAATCAGTGGCACGAAAAAGGAAAACCGCTCTGACCTGCTTAGAATGTTATCAGACTGTGAAACTGGGAGAATTGACTTAATCATTACAAAGTCCATCAGCCGATTTGCGAGAAATACTACAGACTGCTTGGAGATGGTTCGAAAACTGATAGACCTTGGGGTTCATATCTATTTTGAGAAGGAAAATATTAATACGGGTTCAATGGAAAGTGAATTGATGCTCTCTATTTTAAGTGGGCTTGCAGAAAGTGAGTCAATTTCCATTTCAGAAAATACGAAGTGGGCCATTCAAAGACGATTTCAAAACGGAACCTTTAAAATTTCCTACCCGCCATATGGGTATCAAAACATGGATGGTCAAATGATAGTAATCCCTAAGCAGGCTGAAATTGTAAAGTATATTTTTGCAGAAGTATTATCGGGAAAAGGCACACAGAAAGTTGCAAATGATCTTAATCAAAAGGGTATCCCATCAAAAAGAGGTGGTCGTTGGACAGCTACTACGATTAGAGGGATTTTGACCAATGAAAAATATACTGGCGATGTACTTTTGCAAAAGACATATACTGACAGCCATTTTAACAGGCACACCAATTACGGTGAGAAAAATATGTATCTAATAGAAAACCATCATGAGGCAATTATCAGCCATGAAGATTTTGAAGCTGTGGATGTTGTTCTCAATCAGAGAGCAAAGGAAAAAGGCATCGAAAAGCGCAATGAAAAATATCAAAACCGCTATTCTTTTTCTAGCAAAATTATCTGCTCGGAATGCGGCAGTACCTTTAAAAGACGGATTCATTCATCTGGAAGAAGATATATTGCTTGGTGCTGCAGTAAGCATATAAGCAATATAACGGAATGTTCTATGCAGTTCATTCGAGATGAAGATATAAAGACTGCATTTGTTACGATGATGAATAAACTCATTTTCGGTCAGAAATTCATAATAAGACCACTTTTAAATGGGTTACGTAACCAAAACAATGCAGCAAGTTTTCGTAGAATCGAAGAGTTGGAAAATAAGATTGAAAACAACATGGAGCAAAGCCAGATGCTGACGGGCTTAATGGCCAAAGGATATTTGGAACCTGCTCTATTTAATAAAGAAAAGAATTCACTGGAAGCAGAAAGAGAAAATCTTCTTGCTGAAAAAGAGCAACTTACTTATTCAGTCAACGGCAATTTTGCAAAGGTAGATGAGGTTGACCGTCTGCTTAAGTTTGCGACTAAGTCCAAAATGCTTACAGCCTATGAGGATGAGCTGTTTGAAAATTACGTAGAAAAGATTATTGTTTTTTCACGAGAGGAAGTTGGATTTGAATTGAAATGTGGAATCACATTGAGGGAAAGGTTGGTGAATTAGATGGGGCACACACCCTATGGATATAGAATTGAAGATGGAAAGGCTGTTGTAGATGATATAGCAGCAGAACAAGTAAAAGAATTATTTTCAGGATACTTGGCAGGACTTTCTTTGAAGGGAGCTGCTAAAGGAGCTGGGATAGACTGCTACCATGCCACTGCAGGAAAGATGTTGCAGAATAAGCACTACCTTGGAGATGAATTCTACCCTCCAATTATTGATAAGGAAACCTTCGAAAAAGCTAAAGTAGAAAAACGAAAACGAGCAGAAAAACTCGGAAGGATATGGGAGCCTAAAGATGAACCGGAAAGGGATTACCCTGTAAAGTTCAAAGCAAAACCTCTGGCGCAAAAATATGACGATCCATACAAGCAGGCAGAATATGCCTACAGTTTGATAGAAAGCGAGGTGTAACAAGTGGCAGTTAGTAGGAATGTAACAGTGATTCCGGCAATTAAACGAGTCGGAAATAATAAAAATAGTGAAAGCAAACCCAAAATACGAGTGGCTGCCTACTGTCGTGTTTCAACGGATAGTGAGGAGCAGGCTTCAAGCTATGACATTCAGATTGAGCATTATACAAATTATATTAAGAAGAACAAGGAATGGGAATTGGCAGGTATTTTTGCGGATGACGGCATCACAGGTACAAATACAAAAAAGCGTGATGAATTCAACCGCATGATTGAAGAGTGTATGGCAGGCAATATTGACATGATCATCACAAAATCCATCAGCCGATTTGCGAGAAACACCTTGGATTGCCTTAAATATATCCGTCAGTTAAAGGACAAAAACATAGCGGTATTCTTCGAGAAAGAGAATATCAACACTATGGATTCTAAGGGTGAAGTATTGTTGACCATCATGGCATCCCTTGCCCAACAAGAAAGCCAATCCTTAAGCCAGAACGTTAAGCTGGGTATTCAGTATCGATATCAGCAAGGTGAAGTACAGGTCAACCACAAGCGTTTCCTTGGATATACCAAGGATGAAAATAAACAGCTAGTGATTGATCCAGAGGGCGCTGAGGTTGTTAAACGGATTTACAGGGAGTACCTTGAAGGAGCCAGCCTTTTACAGATAGCAAGAGGACTAGAAGCAGACGGTATTCTAACAGCGGCGGGAAAAGCCAAATGGAGACCAGAAACATTGAAAAAGATACTGCAGAACGAAAAATACATTGGTGATGCCCTTCTACAAAAAACATATACGGTTGATTTCCTTTCTAAAAAGCGAGTCAAGAATAACGGCATCGTTCCCCAATATTATGTAGAAAACAGCCATGAACCTATCATTCCACGTGAGCTTTTTATGCAAGTTCAAGAAGAGATGGTTCGAAGAGCAAATCTTCGCGGTGGGAAAGGCGGTAAAAAGCGAGTTTACAGTAGTAAGTATGCTTTATCGAGTATTGTTTACTGCGGACAGTGCGGTGATATTTACCGACGGGTACATTGGAATAACCGAGGCTACAAGTCTATTGTTTGGAGATGCGTCAGCCGTTTGGAGGAGAAGGACTCTGAATGCACTGCCCCTACGATAAATGAGGAAACATTGCAGACAGCAGTGGTTAAGGCTATTAACGAACTTTTGGCTAACAAAGAACCCTTCCTCCAGGCGCTACAGAAAAACATAGCTACTGTATTTAATGAAGAAAATGATAATGCCACTGATGACATTGATAGCAAATTGGAAGAATTACAACAACAGCTTCTTGTCCAAGCAAAGTCCAAGAATGACTATGAAGATGTGGCTGATGAAATCTACCACCTTCGAGAATTGAAGCAAAATGCACTTGTTGAAAATGCAGAGCGTGAAGGAAAAAGGCAACGAATCGCTGAAATGACTGATTTCTTTAATGAACAATCCTGTGAGTTAGAGGAATATGATGAGCAGTTAGTAAGGAGGCTTATAGAAAAAGTTACGGTATTTCATGATAAGTTCGCCGTTGAATTCAAATCAGGAGTCGAGATTGATGTAGAAGGGTAA